TCAGATCTTTGGAATTTTGATTTTTTGTATCTGTTTTTGCAAATCTGATAGGCTACGGTGTCCATATGTCTTATTGGTGATATCGTTTCCGAAGGAGTGTCCTAACATGCGTTTGCGATCGTTTTCATTTACCTTAAAGTCTTCACAGAGTTTGGAAAATGTATGCCGGCAGTCATGAGGCGTATGATGTGATATACCAAGTTGATTCAGAAGATCTCTTTCATCCAAGTGCTTACGGAAGGTTTGGTCGCTAGTGAGCAAAGAACCATCTCGCTCTAGTCGGCGTTTAACGAGAGGCAGGATGCCTTTATGGATGGGGACGATACGGTTCTTGCTATATTTGTTTTTGACACCTCCACGAAAGTAATTTTCTTCCAGATTAACTTCCATATTTTTATAGGCGGATATCCGAAATCCAGAGTAACACATAATCAGCAGGAATTCCACATCTTCATCATCTTGATTTTTCCATAGTGTTAGCAGTTCATCATTAGTGAATGGAACTCCATGTTCTTCCTCATCTGGTTTATTTATTTTGAGATAAAGTGAACAGTCCTCATCTGTTATATGGTATATCTTTGCATAGGCATACATTTGATGAAGGAGATTGATTACTTGCTCCAAACTAGCATACTTAAGGGGGCTATCGTCAATGACTTTTTGTAAGTCGTCATAGGTAACTTTTCGGAATTCCTTATCATGTAATGTCTTGCAGCGTTTAAATGCCCCCCTTGTTGCATTCAAGGTATGAGGGGAATAGGTCCTACTTTTATCACGTACAAATTTGTAATCATACCAGTCTCTATATACTTCCTCGAAGGTCCTACCTTTGTCTGCCTCATCAGGTCTCTTGAAACGATTGTAATCAGCCAGAATCTTTTGAGAGAGGCCTTTTAGATCCTCGCTATCTTCTATATCCAGAGTACATTCATAGCCAGGGTAGTATGTTCCCCCTTTCAGAGCCACTAAGATCGTGAATCCCTTTATCCATGCATCTACGTAACAGAGGGCGGCTGGACGTAAGGGAACCCCATCCTTAGTGAATTCAGGCGTTGGTGGATGAACTGCATAGGGGTTACGCCGGTTCTTGCCCAGATAACGTATTGTTCCAAATCCGTTGGGAAGTTTGGGATATTTAGTACGTTTGGCCATTACATCATTCCTTTCTTTTTGGGCATAAAAAATACGCCCCTTGTCAGAACGCTCCATAAATGATATAATTTGGTTGCGAAGCAAAATATATCTTCTGGGAGCGAACCCAGTAAGAGTATTATGTTAAAAGTCATTCCTGCGCCTACAGGGGTGGCTTTTTTCATTTATATGATCAAATATATCAATGAAAGATTCCGCACGCAGTCCTTGTTTTTCTTGCTGTTTTTTTGACAAAATTTTTATATCTTCCAGCTTTATTCCAGCATAGTATTGTAGGATTTCGTATTTTAGGTTTTCTATCCTATATTTCACTGCTGCTTTAGGAACAAGGTATGTATCACAAGCTATATTGACAAAATCTTCTATAGCTACCTGATCAGGATGCTTTCTGACTAGATCGTATAGCATTGGTATAAACTCCCTAAATGGCATAAGAAATTCCGCTGCTCCTTCATTTGCTTGCCATTCAAGGAACGGATCCTGATTGGGTGCCGCCACTTCATTAAAACAATTGAATGTAGATCGTCCTGTGTGCCGATGCAATGCTAGATGCATTGCTTCATGTCCACAATCAAAATTTTGCTCTCTGAATGTTCGTGCGCTGTTTAATAGTATTACATCTGGATGTGGATTTTTTCCTATTGCTGCCATGCCACGCAAACCAGGTGTTTTAAAAGGTAGAACTTCCACTTTTACACCGGTAGACTCAAACGTTTTTACAAGGTTTATTCCACATTGGAAATCTTTGAATCCCATAAAACGTTTGACCCGTATAACATTTTTGTATAGTTCTAATTTGTAATTCTGATCCAATCCTATTTCTCTCCCCTTAACCTCCTTATAGTATCAAGAGCGAGACGAATATCATCCGGGTCGATTCCACTGTCTTGGGCTTCCTTGGCGTAAGACAGGTATATGCCCTTCAAATTGCTATAAGGATTTTTGTTTTTTTCTGGTTCCTCTTTTCCTGTCATTAAATAGTCAACACTAACATCAAGAAGGTCCGCAATTTGCTGTAGCTTCTCCACGCTGGGTCTATTCTTATTAAATTTGTTGATGGAGCTTCTTGCAAATCCCAATTCCAATTCCAGTTTATTAACTGAATACCCTTTTGATTTGGCTATATCTCGAATGTTTTCATACAGTCCCATTGTTATACCTCAAAATTTTGCGCAATTAATACTTGACATACGTAAAATCTTGTGTATAATAAAGATATGAATTGCGCAAGATTTTGCGATATGCCATATTCATCGCGTATACTCTATATTAGTTGGTGGTACTTCTAATTGTAGAATATTTTACGCATAATGTCAATGGGAACCTCAAAATTTTGCGCAACAAAATAAGGAGGTGATAAAATGCTATATAGTAACATTAAAGTCCTTTGTGAATCTGCTGGTATTTCGATTTCGCAGTTAGAACGAATTCTCAAATTCCCAAGAAGTAGTATATGCAAATGGAATGACAATGAGCCGGGTATCTGGAGGGTCCAAAAGGTTGCTGATTATTTCGGCGTTCCAATTGAAAAACTTTTAGAAGATCGCTCAAAGGAGGTAATTATAAATGAAAATTTACATCATTGATGATTCACCCAATATTGTGATGCCACACAGTTACTACCGTAAAAAGTGTGAATCTTATGTCATGGAACTTGAGGTTAAAAATAATCGACACCTCTGGGGATTGTATACTGCATGTAATTCGATGGCAATGGCTTTGTATTCCCAACTTACAGGGAGACAAGCAAAAGTCACACAATTGGTTACAACTATTGAACAAGCTGAGGAACTTTTTGAGCATTTTAAAGTGTTCGCTAATGTGTGGACCTATAGAATAGTTAATTAAAAACAAACATATGTTCTAATACGGTTATTGTACCCCTATCAGCAACAGGTGTCAATAGGTAGGGGCAATAAATTAATAGAAAGGAAGGAACAAATGTGCGAGCGGGTAAAAGTATCCGATGCTGCAAAGGAACTGGGAATGTCAAAGCAGGCGGTAAGGGAACATATGAGGAGAGGTCTTTTTGATATAGGGGACTATATTCCCAAGGAAAAGACTGGTAAAAAGCAAGATGAGTTCCACATATATCGTCCAAAACTGGATAAGCACATTGGAAAAGTAAATATAGATTTACAGTAGTACTTTTTAACAAAAATGTGAAGGGGAGGTGGTTAAATTGGCATTACAAGAAAATGTCTTGGGTCATGTTAAATGGTTTGACAAAAAGAAGGGATATGGATATATCACGGCAGAAAATGGACAAGATTATTTTTTCCATTATACCAACTTGCTTAAAGATGGCTTTAAAACAACTTATCCTGGTCAGAAAGTTTTGTTTGATATAACTAATGTTCATAAAGGTGTGCAGGCTATTAATATTTTGGAAAGGGGGGATAGATAAATGGATTCATATTGGAAAGGAAAATATCGCGAATTAAAGCAACAAGACAGGACAAAGGATTTCATGATCTGTTTAAGCTGGGCTATTACATTTATTATTGCAATCGGAAATTGTCTTATCTCGTTGTTGAAATAAAAAATGCGCCAAGGAAGCTGCAACTTCTCTTCGGCGCTAGGATATTTACTCAATATAAGTATAGCACAAGAAGGAGGATTTTGTAAATGCATGATATGAGAATTTCGTTAAGTCAAGAAGAGTACCAATCTTTACTTGAATCAAAGATAAAGCTAGATATTTTAGACCGGCACTTCAGCCGCCCGGAAAATAACGCTATGTACCGTTCTGATTTTGAAACGATCACAGGCTTTGAACACACAAATTATAATCCGAAAGCGTTTGACCCAAGTAATGAGGCGCTTCCTTGCGTATGAAGTATGTAGGTATAGGACATAGGGCAGGATTTGTGATTGAGGAAAAGGATGCGTTTGAATTTGCACTTAATGCAATGCGGAATGAACCGCCAGAAGACAAACAGGCTTTCGTTGAATGGTTCTTTTCTGGGAACTACATAAGGGAGGATGGAGATGATACTGGGCAATGAAACAATATATCACGGAATCCAAGTTAGAAAGAAAATCATGGATTTCATAACCAGATATATTATCCAACATGGGTATTCACCCACCGTAAAAGAAATTGGGGATGGAGTTGGGCTCAAATCAACCAGCTCCGTACACAGCCATGTGAAGCAGCTGATTAAGGAAGGAAAACTGGAAACAGATGATCCCGGATTTCCAAGAGCCTTAAGGGTTCCCGGATATCGTTATGTAAAGGAAGATGAGGTTTTAAATGGCAGAGAATGAAAAGCAAGCATTATTACAAGAAGAGAATAAATCAGAAAACGTGGTTTCCACAGTAAAGCGTACGGCTTTAGCAACTAATCCATTCTCGGATACAGATCAGTTTAACAATATTTTCAAAATGGCACAGCTAATTTCACAGTCTGATATGATTCCGGCAACATATAAGGGAAAACCAATGAACTGCGTAATTGCACTTGAACAAGCCAATAGGATGGGGGTTAGTCCTCTAATGGTCATGCAGAACTTATATGTAGTAAAGGGGGTCCCTAGCTGGAGTGGTCAAGGGTGCATGATGATTATTCAGGGATGTGGAAAGTTTCGTGACGTTGATTATGTGTATTCTGGAGAAAAAGGAACTGATTCAAGAAGTTGCAAGGTGGTTGCAACTCGGATATCTGATGGAAAGCGGATTGAAGGAACTGAAATTACAATGCAGATGGTTAAATCAGAGGGATGGATCAGTAATACTAAGTGGAAAAACATGCCAGAACAGATGTTGGGATATAGGGCTGCAACTTTTTTTGCAAGGATGTATTGTCCAAACGAACTAAATGGATTTGCCACAGAAGGTGAGGCAGAAGATATGAATCACAAGCCTCAACGAATAGAAGCAATAAATGTATTGGGAGATACTGCACATGAATAAGGGGTTTATATTAAGCCAGGAAAACTATTATTTACCTGAGACAAATCAGCTATTCTGCTCTGCCAGTCAATATAAACAGGCGATAGGCTGTATTGGCCGTCCTGGTTGTGAGGCTACTATGTTGGCGCAGCTACGAGGTGATTGGGAATTTGAAACATCCATAGATATGCTTATTGGATCATATGTGGATGCCCGGTACGAGGGTACGATAGAGCAGTTTCAGGAAGAACATCCAGAATTGTTTGTATCCCGAGGAGAACGCAAGGGCCAGTTAAAGGCGGAATTTATAAAAGCAGAGCAGATATACCGGCGTTGCGAGAAAGATACCCTATTCTCCGCATATATGAGCGGAGAGAAACAAGTAATTATGACCGGCGAGATTGCTGGTGTACCCTTCAAAATCAAAATGGATAGCTTGCATCGAGGGAAATGTATTGTTGATCTGAAGGTGATGCAAGACCTATCAAAACAGTTTTGGGTAAGGGATTATGGCCATATGGATTTTATCACATATTGGGGATATGATATTCAGCTTGCAATCTACCAGGAAATCTATTATCAGAATACAGGAGAGCGGTTACCTACATACATATGTGCTGCAGATAAAGGCAAGGTAACGGACATTGCTGTAATCTACGTAGATGATATGCGGCTCAGGGAATGCCTGGAGGCTGTCAAGGCCAATGCTCCTAAGATTCAGATGCTTAAATCAGGCGAGATAGAACCTATACGCTGTGAACTGTGCGATTACTGCAAGTTCACAAAGGTACTGGATAAGCCTATTCATTTTTCAGAATTGACAGGAGATGTCTAATGAAAAGTACTGTAACAGAATATGATACAATCTGTTTCTTTTGCGGTGGCCTAAAGGAATGTGATCATCATTTGATTTTTGGAAATTCCCTTCGCGTACTGGCTGATCAGGATGGATTGATTATTCCGTCCTGCAACAAGAACCATAATATGGGAAGTTTGTTAGAGCGTATACATGATAATCCGGCAGCAGAAAAATTGTCAAGAATGTTGGGACAGGCTATTTTTGAACGGAATTATTGCGCACAAGGTCATAGCCTGGAGGAAGCCAAAGCGGCATTTATGCGGCGATACAAAATAAATTATTTATAGGAGGAGAACATGTCAGGAAGAGTTAAACATATGCAGCGTAGTCACTATTCATATCACAATGGAGCGGATAGTATTTATAGGAATTTTGAGAATAGAGCTTATGCTAAGCGTGTTAAGAAGGCACCTGGGATAAGCTTGGCTGAAAAGATGGCAAATACTTTACAGAAATTGAGGTTACCGGGGTTTGCCAATAAGAATGCAAAGTACGAGGGAGGAGAAGACTAATGTCAAAGGTAAATCTGGAAACATTTGCAGGTGGTGCCCTGCAGGAAAAGGTAGACCGAGCAATGGATGAGGTACTACAGAATATGCAGGATCCGAATACACCATGGAAAAATAAGAGAGGAATTACAATCAAGATTTCATTCCAGCAAAACGAAGATCGGGATGATACAGCAGTAGATGTGGTAGTTGAGAAGAAACTGGCACATTCTAGCCCCATTGTTACCCGGATGTCAATTGGAACTGATTTAGATACCGGAGAGGTTTATGCAGAAGAATACGGAAAACAGGTTAAGGGTCAGATGTCCCTTAATGACTGGAATGCAGTGCAGGAGAAGGCTGGAAAAGCAGTTGTTGATGGAAAGACAATAGATACCAGTACCGGTGAGGTTTTAGAAGAACCAACAGTTGAAAAGAACGTTGTAGTTGATTTTAGGGCCATAAGGCAGGCTTAAGAGGAGGATAAGGACTATGATTAAAGAGGCATTACAGTACATTGTAGGATTAAAGGCACCGGTGATTACTGAGATTGGAAACCAGACATATTCTGATAAGGAGTTAACGCGTATTACATTTAATCCTAAGGCCCAGGAAATAGAAATGAATACCCTCACCAGTCTTGTGGATTACATAAAAGGTAACATTGATCCTATGGCGGATAAGATGATTGTTCATGTTATGAATCCCACTAAGGTAGCACTGTATTCCCAGCTTGACAATGAAAGAATCAGGGAAAACATGGTAGTTGTAAATGCCCAGGTGCCAATGTTTCCGTTTGGAAAGTTTATAGAGCATGAGAACTTCTGTATTGGTCTGCAATCCAAATTTATGGATGATTCCGATACAGATCGGGCGTTGGTATTGAAATTTGCTGGAACGGTTGAAGATGGAACTGTGGCTGAATACGGAGATGATGGGGTCACTCAAAAGGCCACTGTTAAAAGCGGAATCTCATCTAAGACAGACGCAAAAGTGCCTAATCCGGTACGCTTAAGGCCATACAGGACATTTCAAGAAGTCCGGCAGCCTGCTAGTGATTTTATCTTCCGAATGAAATCAGATAAGTATGAAGGCGTCCAGTGTGCGATATTCGAGGCTGATGGAGGAGAGTGGAAGAACCATGCAACAGCGTCTATCAAAGAGTATTTGAAAGAACAGCTTAAAGGGTATGGAAGGTTTATTATTATTTCTTAGTTGTATAGGCTAGAGCCTTTACATAGATGGTTAATGCACTTGTCCAATCTTTACCAGATATGTCACAGTATTTGCCATTGGTTGGACATGAGGGGCAGTTCCTGACCGGCTGCCCTTCCTCCCGAGGAGATGGATAATGGAACATAAATTTGTTATACGTGGCAGGTTCTATGGAGACAAGACCTTCCCAAGCTTAAATGATTATCTTCACGAATGCGGAAAGAATCCGAAGAATGGTGGAAAGATGAAACGGGATTACATGATGGTTGCATCAAACGCAATCAGGCTGCAATTAAGGCGGTTAAAAGTCAATAGGCCTATCATTCTCCACTACAGATTCTATGAGCCGCGTAAGGGGCAACGCAGGGATTTCATGAACATATTTAGTCTGGCAGATAAAGTTATTCAGGATGCCCTGCAGCAATGCAAGGTGATACCAGATGATGGGCCTGACTGGGTCAAAAACACCACCCATGAATTTTATTACACTGACAAGGAACCATGGGTTGAGGTGGTAATTGAGGAATTATGATGAGGGGATGAATGTGGCAGGAGATTATATCATTATCAGCCGAAAGATAATGGAATGGGAATGGTATAAAGACTTGAATACCAAGGTCCTTTTTCTGCACATGTTGATAAAGGCCAACTGGAAAGATGGTAGGTTCAAGGGTATAGATGTTCCGAGGGGGGCATTTGTATCATCATTGGCAATATTATCGCTGGAAACCGGGCTAACAATCAACGAAGCGCGAACAGCCATTTCACATCTAAAGTCAACAGGCGAAATCACAAGCAGTTCACACAATAAATACACTGTATTTACAATAAAAAACTACTGTCAGTATCAATGTATCCACACGCAGGAACACACTGAAACCACAGGCAGTTCACAATCAGATAACAATCAGTTCACAAGCAATCCACAAGCTATTAACAGGCAGTTAACAACAATAGAAGAAGGGAATAAAGAAATAAGGGAAGAACCTGAAGAAAGAGAAGAAGGGAATAAAAAAGATTATCGTAATTATCAGGAGATAATTACTCTGTACAATTCGCTCTGCAAATCGTACCCCCGGGTCACAAAGCTGTCTAACAAGAGAACCGCTGCTTTGAGAGCACGATTAAACAGTGGATACACGGTGGATGATTTCCGACAGTTGTTTGATATAGCTGAGAGGAGCGATTTCCTGAAGGGTAAAAACCGTAAGAACTGGGCAGCCACATTTGACTGGCTAATCTGTGATGCCAATATGGCAAAGGTTCTTGATGGCAATTACAACAACGATAGGTTTGCTTCCCGAAATGAGTCCGTCAATGTAGTAGCGGACAAGCAACGTCAGTGCCGTGAAATGATGTATGACTGGGCAATGGAGGGTGAAGAACAATGACGAGAAAGGAATTTGCTGTATTTGCAGACCGGGTAAAAGTAGCATACCCCAAGGACAACCTACTGTCATCCAAGGATGCCATGGACTGGTGGTATGATTTGTTGGGCGATCTTCCTTTCCCAGCGGCAATGAGTGCCCTTAAGCAGCATGCCGTAACCAACAAGTTTCCGCCAACGGTTGCTGAGATACGCCAAGCGGCCACAGAAACACTCACAACGGTAACGATGGATGTAGATGAGGCGTGGGGGACAGTAATCAGGGCAATACGAACATACGGCTATATGAGGGAATCTGAGGCATTGGACAGCTTTCCAGAACCGTGCAAAAGTGTTGTGAGAAACATCGGATGGCAAAATCTATGTCAAAGTGAAAATATCATGGCAGAACGTGCATTCTTTCGGGATAACTACAAAGTGAAGATGGAACGGCAGAAAAAAGAAAATGCACTTCCGTTGTCGGTGAGGAATGAAAAGGCCGCCTTATTGGAACAAAAAATATCCCAGGCTGTCTGCGCACTCACTATGAAGGAGCCTCCAAATGGATGAAAGGTATGCAGCAAAGCTTGCAAGGCACCGGGTAGATGTGGAAACGCATATGGGCTTGGAGATGACCCCGGAAGAAGTTATCCTTCGGAGACAGTACATGCGAAGTATGTTGATGGTCAATCCGATGTGGAAAGGGTGCACAGATTTGCAGATCGACTGCATGAGAATGTACAGAGCTGGGGATGACTGGTTTGTTGAGGATGTGGATTTTTATGAATATAAGCTGTGAGAAATGAGGTGTTGCTATGAATGTGGGAAGCGGAAAAATGTCAGGAAATCCAATCACAAAGGAAGAAATGGATGCCTTCAAGAAAACCATCCATATAGGTGATAAAGTAAAATATTCAGAGAAGGTTCCAAGGGATGATGGAATCAGTGGATTGAAGGTTGTAAAAACAGAGATGGAAATCAGCGGAATTTACAAATACTTTGTGACCTTAGAAGCCGGAAAAATGCATAGAAGTCTAACTTGGCCAGAACTTTTAATTTCCAAGAAACCTGGGAGGTCAGGAAAACGTAATAGGAAGGCAGCAGACGAAAGAGAACGTTCTAGAATTATTATGGAGTTATATAAATCGGGCATCAGTAGAATGAGAATTTCTGAAGAAACTGGTTATTCGTATTCTACGGTGACACAGATTATAAGCATACATACTAGGAAACGTAGGCCGTGCTATCCAGAAATAATTAAATTGAGAGAACAAGGATTTACTCTGAAGGAAATAGCCATGAAGATTGGAGCTAGTCAGACTACTGTGCAGAGAATATGTAGTGGTATGAAGTAAACTGAAAATGCCCATTTTAGCGGAGAGCGGGAACCATGGGATTAGAGGTATTTGACCATTACGAATGTGATGGACAAATAGAATTATTTGCGATACAGGAGGAAAATATGGGGACGGATAAAAAGACTGCGGAAAGATTCTATGAGAATTATAAGGCATGTCGGGACGAAGAGGAGAGAAAGAGACGCGAATGGTACGCGCTCGCCGAGATGTGGAAGAAAGATGGCTACATAGACGATGCGCTTGGAGACAGGGTAGAGGCCGCTCAAAAAGAATATGCCGAGGCGGAAAAGGAAACCAATATCTTTGCAAGGCTGGCGTTGGACTGCATCCTGGAAGGCCAGAAGCGGTAAACACAGATTTAGAGGAGGATCAGCCATGATGAATAAAAAGCGTGTCAGGGAAACAATTTTTAACCTTGTTGACCATTGGTGTTCAGAGGAGCCTATCTATAGAGCAGACTTGCCATGGATTCGCGGTCAAATTTCGTTTGCCTATATGATTGAGGCTATCACCTTATCCGAAAAAGAGGAATTAGTAAAGGGCTGTGCGGCTATTGTAAGGAGGCAGAGGAATGAAAAGAATGACAACAGAAAAACCAGCCAAAGAAATGAACATGACAGAACTGGCACATAATTGCATGTACCAAAAGGACAGATGGGCATGGTATCGGGATTATGATTCAGACATGGATCTAAGGGATTTTATCCGTAGATTTGGCCAGGCAGAGGGTGTAAGTAAACTGCCAGATGATGATGGGGACCTTGCAGAGGTTCTGATGGACGACCTGCAATATGATATCAATGACCCAAATGGACGCACTGCATTGGTATACCGTCTTATGTGGGCATTGGCTGATGTTAGGGAAGCGCTTATGAGGTATGAGGACACCGGATTGACACCAGAAGAAATCATGAATGGCAAGATGCTTACCGGATGGATCCCGGTAGCGGAGCGGATGCCAGAAGGTCGTGAGGATGTCTTGGTATGTACGGGTGATAGGTGGATTTTGGTAGCTTGGTATGGTACTAATGGACAAAGTTGGCACATAACTCCAACGGGGATTACTCATGATGATATCATTGCCTGGATGCCATTACCAGATAATCAAAACTGAGATCAGCAGTATTAAAGTTTATGTGAGGTGAAAATCATGAGAAAAACAATGATTAAGGATCCACTCACTCAGCAAGAACTGAGATGTATGGCAGGTGAACCTGTGTACTGTCCAGAGATTGATTCATACGGAATTATAAAATGTGAAACTATAGGATGCTGGGCAGACGTACCGTTTTTAGTTGGAGCATGGCATCGAGAAGGTGTTGCAGTAAATTTTGAATATAACGTTACAGAGAGAAAGCTTAAATGTTATCGAATCAATGAAAATTAACATTTCTGGAAGAACCGGAGGAAATTATGAAATACACAGTGCACTATGAGAGCAAGCCGGGAATGTGGGAAGTCTACAGAGGAACAAAAATAGTTGAAGCTGATGACAAAAAAGAATCCATCGACAAGGCATATAGGCTTATTCGGAGAGATTTTCCAGACCGTCCGCGGAGTGGCTGGCATTTTTCGGTAAACTGATAATCAGCAGTATTAACATTTTAAAAGGAGGTTACAAAAATTATGTATAAAAGCGTATATGTAAAGACTCATGAATGTTATGCAAAGGGAATTGATTGCAATGAATTCTATTTTTCCAACGTTGATATCGAAGATGAGGCAAATTTTTTGACATTATATGATAGAGACGGCACTTTAGCTTTTAAATGCCGCGTAACTGATATTGAGCGTTTTGCTAAGATGCAAGATTAGAATTTAGTGGAGGAAATTAAAGTATGTTATATCCAGAAGTGGAATTGATAAAAGAACATGCGTATTGTGTATGTGGGGCACCGAATTTTAGAAATAGTTCGGAATTTCATAAACCGATATATAAAATTTACAGTGTTACGATTCCTACCAGACCATATGGAACTAAAACACATCATTTATGCGAGGATTGTATAAAAAGGATTATGAAAGGTGTTGAGCAAGTAAACATCTGACGTTAACTTAGAATTTTCGGGAGAACCGGAGGAAAGGGTGACAATGGAGCAGCTTATAAAAGGCAGAACAGAAGATGGGAAATATTATGTCCGTCCTATAAACTGGGCAGGACAATGGGACAAAGATGGAGCCTTAGTTTATGGTAACAATCTAATCGAAACCGAGACAGAAGATGAGGCCATATCGTTCATGAAGAATTATAAACTAATTGAATTAGTGAAAGAAAATCCATCTATGCAAATAGTTCCAGTGACCTACTACGAGGTCCTTGGCGGAGACAATGGCTATTGGCTTGGACGTATTGAATCCGTGGAAATTAGAGAATATGCCATAAATGAGTGGGACGATGAGAATGCTGTCATATTTAAAGATGATGACAGCGAAAAACTTGTTGAGGCAATCGCAGAACAGAAGTATGACGGCAGCGATGAAGCTTACAAAAAAGCTGAAAAAGAAGCCGAGCAAATGTGGGAGAAAGGAATAATAATCAGAATAGGATTGTAA